TCAATAGCCAATTGCAAAATAAGGCGCTTGGACACCAGAACCTGCCGGAGCATAATTACTACGAAGCACAACACCAGTATTACTCCAGCTCTGCACTACGATATTAACGGAAGTATCCGTCCCTGCATGTACAGAAAGCACAGCAAGGCAAGAATTAGGGAATTCTATAGGGAAGCTATTGAAAATCCCATCTGCTCCGCCTTGCGCTGCCGCCGTGCTATTATTCCACTGAATAATTAACCCACTAGGTAATACTTGATAACCAGCCGCACCAAATGATGCACCACTGGGGGCTACCGCAGGCAAAACAGGCTCACCATTTATTAGATCGAAATTAACATCCAACTGAGCATTTGGACTGGATGGACCATCGCCACGATAATACTCCCGCCCCTTACCCTCCCCACAACCAGCCTGTCCGATTAAGATATAAGCACTACGATAGAAAAAATTACGGGAACTGAATATTTGATGACTGGCCCCGCAACGATATAAGGCTTTACCGAAAGCCCCGCTGGGATCCCTATTTCCTTGCGGCTCGTCGCTAGTATAAACAATGACCCATGCACCATCAGGTACAGCATTCAACCAGTCCGCTGCAGCCTGGGCTTGCCCGCTTCCTCCAGCGATATCAAAAGCAGCATCCCGGGCGATATTGCCTTGGCTATCCAGCTGTGCCATATTGTAGCTGCGGGCGCCATAGCTTTTCACGATGCCATCTATTTCTAAGTAGCTAGTTCGATTAGGCACTGCGTAACCGGTAGCTCTCACCCTAACCAACTTCCTACTCGCGACCTTATTAACCAACTGTGAAAAATCATTTTTACCTACAGCATCTAATATCCCATACCCAGCTAAAGTGCTAGCTTTATCTGCCTTGTCATCTGGCCGAAAATTTCCACTGTGCCAAATACCCTTCCAGTTATTCCAGCTTTTACTATCCGTCTGGTTCCGCCAACGCAAATCGCCGGAATAGAACGCCTCCAGTTGGAGTGGCCCAACTGATCCTCCCGCATTCATCGTAACCAAGGTGCTGGTAAAGCCGGAACGATTCACTGCTCTAAACCCAGGATCAGACACTGTATCCAGCTGGGTCTGATCAACAGTCCCTCTCAGCATCATGCCTTGCGCAGATGCAACCGCATCCGTAATGCCATAACCCGCCAAGGTGGTCGCCTTGTCAGCCTTGGCTGACAGCAGTTTGGTCATCGATGCAGCGTAGTTAGCATCATTACCCAAGGCTGTAGCCAATTCCTGCAAGGTATTCAACGCCCCCGGCGCGCCAGCCACTACGCCGTCGATGGCGGTTTTCAGGTCTGTCTTGCTTGCTCCATCGGTAATGCCGTATCCCGCCAGCGTAGTCGCCTTGTCGGCCTTGCCGGCCAGCTTGGCATCGACTGTCGCAGAGAACTTGGGATCGTTATTGATCGCTGTCGCCAGTTCCTGCAGCGTATTCAGGTTGGCCGGCGCATTGCTTACCAGTCCGTTCACCGCGCTCTGCAGATCGCTCTTGCTGGCACCATCGGCAATGCCATAGCCCGCCAGCGTGGTCGGTTTGCCGGACACGATCTTGCTCCAGTCCAGCGCCGGCACGTCATCCGGGACGATGGACCGGGCGGCGGTGACGCGCCCTTTGGCGTCCACCGTCACCTGGCCATAGTTGCCGGGCGCCACGCCGCTGTCTCGCAGCGCTAGTTGGCCGCTGACATCCTTGCTGCCATCGAAGACGACATTCCAGCTGCCGTCGCCGGTGATCTCGATCTTGCGCGCGGCGCTCAGCTTGGCCGCATTGCCGGAGGGCTGCTCGCCGCTTTCCAGCTTGTCCACCCTCTCCTTCAGATGGACAGTGCGGTTGGCCAGCTGCTTGCCTTGCAGATTGTCGATGCCGTCCGGCCCGGCCAATACCGGGTCGGAAGTTTCCAGTTGATAGATGCCGGGTTCCCAAAACGGCTTTTCCTGCAGATTGGCCATGTCATTCCTCGCAATCATGAGCGGTGATGGACTGCCGGCCAACAGGCTGGCAGAAACGAAATCACGACCGTGGCGATGAGAGCCTTTCCGCCCATACGCCAGAGCCGCGCGGAACACGCAGCAAAAACCGGCCTCAAGGCAGAGGCCGGCTTTCCGGTCAGGACGACATGGTGCCCGTATGCTCATCGCAGGGCTTGTAACCGTGCTTAGGAAACTGCTTGATCAAGCTGGCGGCTGAATCCGGGTCAACGCGAAAGGGTCAGGCTTGGAATCGTTGCTCCATTTCCGGCAGGCATTGATAAAAGCAGACATCGCATCGCGCTCGGCCGGTGTGCCTTCGCGCATGATGTTGACCTGCCGCCACAATGGATAGGTTTGAACGATATATTCCTCGCAAATCGTTTTCGCCTCGTCCGCGCTGCAGACACAAGTGAAGTCGCCAGCCGCCGCGCCAAGCTGCTCCACCAGCATGTCGATGAGTCCTCGGTCCTGAATGAAGCCATACGGCTGGCCATTACGAAATACCTGCATGATCGTCTCCTCAGCACGAAACCATGAAATTCTGATTGAAAGGAACCGCCAGGTAGGGCAGCGCCATATAGGCCTCGATATCTCCTTCGCCAATAGCAAGACAGAATTGCTGCTGGCCTAGCGTGGTCACTCGGGAAATACCAACCAAACCCGAGAACCGATACCAGCCATCTGGAGCAGCATCGGTCATTTTTTTATCGATGATCGTGCTACCCGGATTGAAACTATCCACCGTGCCTGAATATCCGGCATCCACGCCCAAGCCTATGCTGCCTTTCACGATGTAGAACCAGGCGGAGAAATAAACCACCTCGGTGGAAACCGGAAATTTCGCACCCAGGTATACCGAACGGAACCCCACCGCGCGCGGCACATTCGGCGCGGTAATCTTCATGATGCGGCCATTGGTCAGGCCGCCCCAGCCATCCGCCAAGCCACCGCGGCCGCTGCGCGGGCCCATATAATGGACACCATACCAATACGGCGCCGTCTCGCTGGCATCGGCAGGCGAATTTGACGCTGTCGCCGGACGCTGGTCGATGTAAGGCCCCTCATAGCCTTTAGTAAAGGGGTGAACTGCCTTGATAGCCGCGCCATTACCCAATACGCTGAAACCTATCGGCACCCCGTTTTCATTCAACTGGGTCATATGGCTGTTCTGGATCAGATTGGGCGGCATCAAGGTCATCACGCCATCGACCGCGGTCTTCAAATCTGCCTTGCTCGCCGCGTCGGCGATGCCATACCCCGCCAGGGTGGTCGCCTTGTCGGCCTTGCCGGCCAGCTTGCCGTCCACCGTCGCCGAATACTTGGGATCGTTGTTCACCGCCGCCGCCAGTTCCTGCAGCGTGTTCAAGTTTGCCGGCGCCCCGGACACCAGGCCATTCACCGCATTTTGCAAATCGCTCTTGCTGGCGCCGTCGGCAATGCCATATCCCGCCAGCGTCGTCGCCTTGTCGGCCTTGCCCGCCAGCTTGCCGTCCACCGTCGCCGAATACTTGGGATCGTTGTTCACCGCCGCCGCCAGCTCCTGCAGCGTGTTCAGGTTGGCCGGCGCGCCGGACACCAGGCCATTCACCGCATTTTGGAGATCGGTTTTGCTGGCGCCGTCGGCAATGCCATAGCCCGCCAGCGTGGTCGGCTTACCGGTGGCCACCTTGTTCCAGTCGTGGGCCGGCACGTCGTCGCCGCCCATCTGCCGCGCGGCGGTGACCCGGCCTTTGGCGTCCACGGTCACCATGCCATAGCTGCCCGGCGCCACGCCGCTGTCGCGCAGCGTCAGCTGGCCGCTGACATCCTTGCTGCCATCAAATGCGACATTCCAGCTGCCGTCGCCGCTCATCGCGATGATGCGCGCGGCGCTCAATTTGACCGCGTTGCCGGCCGGCTGCTTGCCGCTTGCCAGTTCCTCAACCCGGTCTTTCAGATAGGCGGTGCGGTTGGCAAGCTGCTTGCCTTGCAGATTGTCCACGCCATCCGGCCCGGCCAGCACCGGATCGGAGGTTTCCAGTTGGTAAATGCCCGTCTCCCAGACGGATTGTTCTTGCAGATTGGCCATCAGGCGGTTCCTCGGTTGAATTGCTTGTTGCGGCGGATGAGGCCGTTGTGGCGGTTGGCCACGGCTTGGTATTCCAGGCTGGCCAGCTGGCAGCGCGCCGGCGCGTACAGCGCCAGCATGCGGCGCAGCTGGGCGGCCTGGTCATTGGTGATGGGCTGGTTCAGCAGCACCCGGTAACGGTTCCAGCTGTTCGGGTCGCCGTGGACGTAGTAGCCGTTGCGGCGGATGAAGCCGTTGCGCTGCTGGCCGGCCAGGCCTTCGATCAATGTCACTTCGCCCAGGCCCAGGCGGCGGATCGCCTCGCGTATCGCCCAGGGCGTGCCCTTGTAGCGGTGCAGCTCGTTGGCGCTGTGCAGCAGCGCGCGCCGGGCGTCGTCGGACTCGGCCAGCGTCCAGCCTTCCTCGCCGTGGATATGGAATTGCTCGGCCAGCAGCGGCAGCACGTCCGCTTGCACGGTGTCGATCAGGTTGACCAGGAACACCGACAGATCGAGCTCCGGCACCCGCTCGGTGAGCCGGGACAACGGCCCGAAGCGCTGGTCGCGCGCCAGAATGGAGGGAATGGCGTCAGTCATCGCTCGCGCCTCCTGGCTGGGGATATCCGCCCGTCGCCGCTTGACGGCGCGGGCGAAGGCCGGGTTGCAGATGCATGGAAACCTCCTTGGTGCTTGAACAGGGATAGGGGATGGGACGGAGCGCCTGCGCGGTCCGCTAAGGGGAAGAGATGAATGGCGACGGAACCGCCGCCGAAGAGTAATCAGCGGGCGTGCATCATCACGCGCAGCACGGCCAGCGGGCGGACGCGGCAGCTCAAGGCGGGTTGCGGCCTCACAGGTTGAAAACTAGTGTGAGCCGCCTGCCCTACGCTTTCAGAATGGCGATCAACAGGAATAGGCGGGATACGAGCATCATGCTCAGAGTTTTGGAGGAGGGGCATGGACAGGCTCCTTGACACCAGAGGGGGAGAAAAGCGAGACACCGGCACGGCCGGATTCAGCGAAGGCAAACGGCTGAATGGAAGAAAATGGATAGGACGCTAGAGATCAAACCGAGGGAGGGGTCAGAAACAACTGAAGAAATATCAGAGAAATCAGAAGGGACGGTGACAAGGACAAGAGTGTCCTAGTTTTGACAAAACCGAGGAAAAAAGCCGCCGGGCATCGGGCGACGCCCGACGGCAAAATCAAATCTATAACAAGCGAAGTAAAACTCTAGTTCCGCCACGTACCTCTGACCATCAGACCATGTCGGTCAGGATACGGCCAGCGGCTCAAACCGGCAGTTGCGGCCAGACAATCTGGCTCAAATCCGTCACCGTTTCGGGCAGGTCACGCAACGCTTGGCGATATTTGGCCCATGTGGCCTTCTGATCAGCAGTCAGTACGACGTCCTGCACCTGGGTCCAATCGCAAGCGCGCAAACGTTCATCGCGCTCAATACGCAAAGTTTGCAGGACAGTCGCTTTGCGCGCATCGGCAATCGCCTGTTCGTTGGCGCCAAAGACATCTCGCGCCTCCTGTTCGGATACATTCAAAATCTCCCCTCGCGGGGTTTGCACGGAACGCAGCAGCATGACAAATCCTTAGATATTAGCAATCGGGGTAGGGGTGGTAATGGCAGTAGTCCAAATCGGATCAACTGTAGTCAGAGGAGAGACCTTGGCCCCGCCGCCTTTATATGGAGCGGACGGGCAATCTGAATAAATAATCGAATCGGCCTGCATCAAGGGCTTCAAGCCTTCCGTTCCGTAATTAAGCTGTCCCTGGCCCAAGTCGAAATCCGCCAGGAAGTCGTAATACATGCCACCACCACGCAGCCAAATTACTCGACCGAGGAGATCCGTACGCACTTTAGCGACTGCCTGGTGGTAAGCGAAACCGTAGTAGTCAGCCCGCGTCATCCAGAAGTCAGCCCATCCCTCAGCCCGAACTGACAACTCCAGCAGTAAGCCGGCAACATGGTCCGGACCCAACGAACTTGGGTGCGCCGCACCGTAATGACGAGAAATTACCAACCGGCCACACTTTTCATGCGGAGTCGCCCAGATCGGAACTGGGTAGTAGGTATTGGCATCGCCCCCCACTTCCACGCCGTAGCGGAACGGCAGTGTCATCGTGCTTCGCGCCCCCTGGCGCCACGCCTCCAGCTCCGCCGTCTTGGCCGCCACCTTGGCGTCGATGTCGGCTTGCTTGCCGGCGACGGTGCTGGTCAGATTGTTCGATGCCGTCACCAGGGCGGCGACCTGTTGCTCCAGACTCATGGTCTCTCCTTCACTTGGGATTCAAAACACTGCGTTGCAGGGTCAGGCATTGCAGCTGAATCAACGCCGCAGCCTGGGCAGTGGCCAGTTCGGCCAGATCGTCGCGGTATTGCTGGCCGCGCCGGTCGAGGTTCAACAGCGCATCGTCATGCCGGTTCAGGCGGCCATCGTGGACGGCCAGGGCTTGTTCGGCACGCTCCTGGCGCAGCTGCTGCGCGCTCAGCTCGCCATCGCGTTTGAGGCCGCGCGCCATCTCGTCTATCTGCGCCGCGCCCAGGCTGGCCAGCTCCTCGCCCAGCGCCAGACTCAAGCCGGCGCCGGTCGACTGGACCGTCACACTGCCCGCCGGCACGCCGGACAGGGCCAGGTCGAAGGCCAGCAGCAACTCCAGTCCGGCCTGCTTGTAAGCCAGCGCCTGCTTCGGATCGGACCAGATAGCCAGCGGCTGGCCGCCCTCCAGGATGAAGGCCACTTCGCGCACCCAGAACTCGGTCTGGTCGCTGGCCAACGCGGTCAGATGCAGCTGGCGCGGGCCCTGGCTCTGGCCATCGGCGATCGGGTACCGGACGATCTCGTTGCGCAATCCGGTTTGGCCCGCATCCGGCTGGTAGCCGGCATCGCCGAGCGCGACATGGGTGATCCTGAGCTGGACGCCGTCATGGCTGGCCAGCTGAATCGCAGCCAATCCGCCATCCAGGATCTGCGGAATCAATGGGTTACTGCTCATCGCGGTTCATCTCCATTGGAAAACGCGCCACCGCCAGCGACGTCAAAGCGCCTGCGAAACGCAGCGGCTGCGATAAAGGTTTGGCCGGATTCGGCCGACACTCGGCGCCGCTGCGGTTCAGCGCCCACCCCTGCATGGCGCCGGCCCAACGCAAGGGCTGGTTGAATACCGCGCCGATCTTGAAGCCGTAGCTGCTGCGCGCCGGTTTGACGTGCTCGATCATTCGCCTCAAGCGGGCATACAAATCCGGATTGAGCAGCGCCCGATCCGACATCAGATTGTCGTTGGCCCAGGCGGTGAGATCGAAGGTATAGGGCTGGCCGGAGCCCTTCTGCTCCCACCACTCCTTCAGCTCGATCTCGATGCCCAGCACCCGGAACACCTCGTTCACCGCCCAGCGCGTGCCCTTGTAGCGGTGCAGTTCGATCGCGCGCTTGATCAGCTCGCGCTGCTGCGTCTCGCTGGGAGCCAAGAGCCAGCCTTCGTCGCCGGAGACGTGGAACTGCTCGGCCAGCAGCGGCAGCAGCCTGGGCTGCGCGCAGTCCACCAGGTTGACCAGCAGATCCATCGTGTCGAAGCGGCCTTGCGTTTGCGGATTGGCCTCGTCCCCGCGCGGCACGCCCAGGCGGCGGGTCAGTTCGGCCAGCGGGCCGAAGCGGGCGTCCCGCGCCAACAGGCCCGGCGTCGCGTCCTTAGCCATTGTTGAGGCTGTCCACGGTCAGGCCCGCGATGCCGTTGGTGCAGTGCGCCCAACCGTAGGACGGCACTTTCTGGACGGCGGCCGGCTGCTGCAGATTCACCTGGTACACGCCCGGCACCGACAGCGCCGCCACCAGCTGCGAGGGCACGATGTCGTTGCCCAGCTTGGCCTGCTGGGTCTGCAGATACGCTTGCAGCGCGTCTTGCGCCCGCTGCAGCACCTGCTTGGCGTCCGAGCCGGCGTAGAGCTGCAGGCTGGCGACGACCTGGTAGGCGAATTCCACCGGCGGCTTCACCGACACCTTGTCGGTCAGCGGCCGCACGCGGTCGGCGCTGCAGGTATTGGCCACCTTGGCCCGCAGGTCGTCGCTGGGCAGGCCGCCGCTCACCAGCGGATACAGCCAGACCTCGCCCGGCTGCGGCACGTCCGCCGGCTTGCCGCCCTCTTCCAGGTTGTTGGCGCTGACCACCGCCACGTCGACGATGCTCTGGTCGGCGCGCAGCGCGTGGTGGCGATAGGCGGCGGCGCTGCCGGCCACGCTGAACGATTCCGGCGCCAGGCGGATGCGCTGGCGCAGCCGCTCGTCGTCCTCGGCGTCGGCGCCGCCGGCGCTGACTTCCGTGTTCCTAACGGTCACGTTCACGCTCAGGTCGTCCACCAGCTGGTTGATGGCGCCCGGCTCCTGGCCGTTGCCGTCCATGCCCGGTTCCACCGCCGCCACGGCCAGGGTCGTCGACACCTCCTGGTCCTTCAGGATGTTCACCACCGCTTCATCGATGGTCTGGAACTGGATGTCGCCGCGGCCGGCCACCAGCGTCTGCCGCTTGATGACCACCGTCTGCGGCGCGCCGGGCGCGAAGGTGAAGCTCACCTTGCTGCGCGCCGGCTGGGCCGGCAGGCGGGTGACGCCCACCAGCTCGCCCAAGTAGTCCAGCATCGGCGCGCGGGCGAAGGCCACCAGGTTTTGCCGCCCGGCGTCGTTGAAGGCGGCGCGCGCCACGCTCTCGCGATAGGCGATCAGGTCGATCAGCAGCCGCTCCACCTGGCCCGGATACAGCGTCTTGCCGGCCATGTTCTGGTAGGCGGTGATCAGCTCGTTGGTGATCTGCTGCGGATCGTCGTCGATAAACTTCGGAAGGTCGGTCGTCGTCTGATTCATGGCTCTTGTCCTAGATTCACAGCCTGAGTTCGGTTTCGCGGATCACGCCGTCGGCCAGCTTCCATTGCGCGCACAGATGCGCGCCGCCGTCGGCCTCGATGCTGAACAGCACCTTCAGCAGCTGGATGCGCGGCTCGCCGTACAGCGGATGGCTGATCGCCGCCACCGCTTCCCGCACCACGTGCGGACGAGCGCGGTCCACCGGGTGGTCCAGATAGCGGAACAGGTCGCTGCCGAACTCCGGCCGCAGCGGGTCGCTGCCCTTGGGCGTGCCCAGGATGATCCGCAGCGCCTGGTGGATGTCGTCCAGGTTTTCCACGATGTCGGCGACGCTGGCGCCGGGCTTGGCGTCGCGCGGCTGCAGCGCCGGCTGCCAGTGCAGGGATGAGATGTCGGTTAGCTGTGTCATGGTGTCCATGGTGCCAAAGCGCCGCCGGGCGGGCTTTTAAACAGGATTAGGAATGGAGTGGAAACCAGCCTGTTGCTGCGGAGCTTGGAGGGAGAAAGGATTGAGCTCGCCATCCGGATGTGGACGGGCTTGGGGAAATGGCGCGCCCCGTTGAGAGAGGCGCGCCGGGCAACGCGAAGGAACAGATAAGCGGGACGGTCCGATCAGACCGCGGCCTGGTCGCTGGCCAGCACTTCGCCGGCCCGCCCCTTGCCGATCAGGCCGGCTGCCTCCAGCGCCTGGACGCCGGCTTGCGTCGCCGGATCGTCCAGGCTGATGTCGCGCGCCAGGCTGAAGCGCTCCCACCAGGGCCGCAGCGCCGGATTGTCGCCGAAGGCCTTGAGCATTCCCTGCATCTCCGCGTCGGTGAAACGCGCCATGAACTGCTTATGGGTCAGCCGGCGCGGAACGGCGACCGCGACGTCGACGGTCCAGGTGAAAGCCTGCACGCTCGCCGCGTCGGTCAGCGCATCCACCGCCTGCTCGGCGGCGTTGGACGAGCGGCGGATCGCCTCGCGCCCGGCCAGCGCCGCGTCCACCTCGGCCAAGGTTCCCCAGCCGGCGGCCTCGCGTTCGCGGGCGCGTTGCAGCTTCCAATCGTCGGCCTCGATCAGCCGGGCGGCCTCCTGTTTGATACGGGCCTTGCGGGCGGCCTTGGCGCGGGACAACGCTGCCTGGGCATCCCGGACAAGCGAAGCGCCGTCAAAGGTGTAATCGCCCATCGCCTCCGGATCGAAACCTTCCGGCGGCGCAATCAGCGCCTGGTTCTTTCCCGCCTCGAAGTAGCCATCCACCGTGACGCCCGCCACCGTTTTGGTCTGTAAATCGACAATGATTTTCATGTTTATCCTCAATCCATCACCACGTATTGCAACTGCGACGAGTGACCGGTGTTGTTATTGAACTGGAGCGGATTGACCGCCACCACATTGGTTTTCCAACCCTCGCTGGACGCGGGCTGCGTCGTCTGTATCTGACCGACAGTCGAACCTGCCCGCCGGGTAGCGAAGTTGTGGAACCAGCCGGGGTTGGTGCTGGGCGTGGAAAGCTGCTGATGGCGCAGGATCAACGCCCGGCCGCTGTAGTAGGTGAACGGGCCCGTGTCCGTCCTCGCCGCCGGCGTCGTCGCCTTGTTATTGACCAGCCAGGCGAGGGCCGACGCGTCATTGGCGATGGCCTGCACCGCAACATCGCTCCCCCACACGGCCTGTCGCGCCGCGGCGGAGGCGAACACGGCGTTCATTGCCGCCGGAGAAGCCACCACCACCGCCATCGCGGCGGATGACGCGACGAGGGTCGTCAACGCAGACGTATTGGCCAACAGAAGATTCATCGCGGCGGCAGACGCTGCCATCGCGGTTATCGCATTCAACGACGCCAGCACCCCCCCCATGCCAGTCGGCGACGCCACCACCGCCGTCGTCGCGATCGATGATGCCGCCACCACGGCCATCGCGGATGACGATGCCGCCACCACCGCCATCCCCGTCGACGACGCCGCCAGCGCAGTCATCGCGCTCGATGATGCGGCCACCGTGGCCATCGCCGCCGTCGATGCCGCCACTACCGCCATCGCCGTCGAAGATGCCGCGACGATCGCCCACGCCGATGGGCTGGCCAACAAAGCGGACAACGAGGCTGGCGATGCCGCCACCGCCGTCATCGCTGCCGATGATGCCGCGATGGCCGCCATCGCAACCGAGGATGCCAACACTGCCGCCATCGCGGTCGGAGAGGCGGTAACAGCGCTCATCGCCGTCGACGATGCGACCACCGCCATCATCGCGGTCGCCGACGACACCACGATCGCCCACGCCGACAGGTTCGCCAGCAAGGCGGACAGCGCGATCGACGACGCCATCACGGCCGCCATCGCGGTCGGCGACGACACCACGCTCGTCCATGCCGACGCGTTCGTCAGCAAGGCGGCCATCCCGGTCGGCGACGCCGCCATCGCCGCCATCGCGGTCGACGACACCGCCATGACCGCCATCGCCGCCGGCGACGTGATCACGGAGACCATGGCCACAGCGCTGGCGGCCACCGCCTTCATCGCGGTGGCGTTGCCGACCAACAGATTGGTGATCGGCGCATTGCCGACGATGGCGGTCATCGCCGGCGCGCTGCCGGCGACCGATGCCATCGCCGTCGGGCTGTCGGCGACGGCGGCCATGATGGCGGCGCTGGAAACGATGGACGGCATCACGCCGGCGGCAGCCAGCTGCTGCTCGAAGCGCGCTCGGTTGGGCGCTTGCTGCAGATAGTTCTCCAGCGCGGCGCCGTTCATGTCGCGCAGGTAGTCGATGTCCTGCAGATCCAGGCTGCTGACCAGGCTGTGCGCCCTGAGCAGCGCCGACTGCATCACCAGATCGGTGGCGCCGGCATTGCCGAGATCGGCGCCCAGCAGCTGACTTTTGATCCGCGCCAGGTATTGCGCGCGGTACTCCTGCAAATCTTTTGCCATGGTTCCTCCGGGTTTACAGGCCGGCGCCGGCCAGCGCGGTCAGGGTAAGCAGTTGGGCGTCGACAAAGGCCTTGCGTTCGACGAAGCGGGCGGCGGCGGCGTCGATGTCGCTGCGGGCGCGCTTGAAGGCGGCCACCAGCTCCTGCACGGTGTCCAGGTTGAGGTCGTCGCTGGACAGCAGCGCGTCCAGGCTGGCCATCTTCTGGTCCAGCGCCGTGAAGGCGTCGCGTATGCGCAGCACGTCCTCGGCCAGGCTGTTGCCTGGACTCGGCAGCGGCAGGTTCAAATGGGGTGTCTGATTGTCCATCGCCCCCTCCTTACAGCACGATCACGCGCAGATTGCGGACCCGCGGCCGGGCGGCGCTGTTGCCGGACAGGGTCAGTTTGACCCGGACCATCGCCTCGCTGATGGAAGCCAGCTCGTGCGTCATTTCCATCCAGCCGTCGCCCAGCGGCTTGCTGTTCAAGTAGGCCACCGCCTGGAAAACATCCCCGTCGTCGATGCCGGAGGCGGAGGCCGTCACGCTGGCGCCGGCCGGGATCAGCGCGTCGAACACCACCCGCACCCGGGCGTTGTTGCCGGCCGGAATGGCGCGGCTGACGTAGTCGGCGCTTTGCGCGATCTGGCCGCTGACCAGCTGGGTGCCGGGAAACAGCACCGGCGACGCGCTCTCGGTGCCGAGCAGGCGGGCGGAGACGCCGACCTGGCCGCTCAGCGGGGCAGGCAGGCGCACCGGCTGGCCGTCGGCCACCTGCACCGCGCTGCCGTCGGGCAGGCCCAGGCTGTATTCGACGCGGGCGGCGGCTGACGGGCTGTCGGACAGCGACAACAGCATCAGGTCGGTGGCGTTCTTCACGTCGACCTTGCCCAGGTCGACGGTCCTGGCGGTCACCGCGTAGCTGGCCGCCAGCAGGCGGAAGGCCATGTCGCGGTCCTGGTGCGCGGTCCAGCTGCTGGCGTTGCTGGATGACAGCAGCACGCCCACCTGGTAGGGCTGGCTGGTCACCCAGCGGCCGGCGCTGTTGTCCCACTTGCCCAGCTCGGCGATGGCCAGCGCGGCGTCGGCGTCGTCGCACAGCACCACCAGCGCGTACTCGACGCTGCCCTGCAGGTTCACCGGCGCGGCGAACTGGATGCGGGTGGGGCCGGAGAGGACGATGTCGGCCGGCTGCAAGTGGGCTTCGGCCAGCACCGCGCGGGACGGCACCCCGGTAGTGGTTTCGCGGATCTGCACCGCCACCGGGCTGGCGCCCTTGGCGGTGAACCACAGCTCGATGCCGCCCAACTGGGTGTCGGCGTTCAGCGTGAAGGTCTGCGCCAGCGGGTCCACCTGCCAGCGGGTTTCGGTGATGCGGGTGATCTGGCGGCGCAGCTCGGTCTGCAGCTCGCCCTGGCCGACGAAGACCGCCTCGCCGCGGCTGCCGCCGGCGCCGACGAACTCGACGCGCTTGACGCCGGCCGGCACGCCGGGCGGGATGGTGAACTTGCCGGCGAGCAGGCCGGCGCTGTTGGCATTGAGAGGCATGGTTTCTCCTTACTGGGCGGCGGGCGCGACGCTGATGCCGTCGAACTTGAGGCTGGACAGGGCTTCGTTGGGGCCGAAACCGGACACGCTGAAGCGCACCTCGATGGAACGCAGGGTTTCGACAGGCTTGCGGCTGGTGGACAGCAGCACGTCGGAGGTGGTCTGGCTGACGCTGGCGCGGTTGCCGCTGCCTATCGTCAGGCGCTCGGTCAGCGGGCTGGCCCAGCTGGTCTGCAGCTCGGTCCAGCGATCCAGCGCCGGGGTCAGCGTCACCGCGGCCGGCAGCGGGTCGAAGGCGAGATAGGGGTTGATCTTCATGCTGCCGGTGCGCATCGGCTGCTCCAGCGCCGGCACCAGGCTGAAGGCCAGGCTGGTACGGTCGGACACGTCGCCGGGCACGGCGGCGGCGCTGGCGGCGATGGGCAGGGTCAGCTCGCCGCCGACGATGGCGGCGGCCTGGGCGATGCCGGCGTCGCGCATGCCGTCGGACAGGAAGGGATCGACGAACAGGCCCTTCTTGGCGCCGGCTTCGCGCAGCTGGGCATCCGAAGTCAGCCGCTGCTGGGCGATCAGTTCCGCCATGCGGTCCAGCCGGCCTTGCAGCCCGGCCAGGTCCGACATCGGCACCACCCGCACGCCGTCGTTGCCGACCGCGCGGTCGCGGGTCCAGTTCTGGACGACGGAGGCCAGCGGCAGCAAGGACGCCGGCACCGCCGGCGGCTGCGGGTTCCAGTCGGCGGCCACGCCCTTGATCCACACCAGCTCGCCGTCGGCGCCGATGGCCAGGCGGTCGATGCGCGGCAGCTTCTGGCTGTAACTGACCAGCACCAGGGTGCCGGCCACCGCGCCCTCCACGGTGAAGCCGGTGGCGTCGGATTGGGTGGGCTGCGCCGCGGCGATGAACTGGTAGCGGACCGTGTAGGTGCTGCCCGGCGCCGGCTCGTTGCCCGGCAGGCTCCAGTCCAGCTTGCCGGCGCTGAGCTTGTAATCGGTGCCGGCGGCGAAGACGGCGCCGCCCTGCTTCACTTCCAGCACCGAGATCACCGAGGTGTCCGGCAGCGGGTCCTGGGCGCCGGTGTAGCCGCCATGGGTCAGCGTGGCGGTGACTTCCTTGGTGATGCGCACCTGGCTGATCGCGGCGATGGGCGCGCGGTCGACATTGATGCGCTGCGCGCCGGCGGTGGCGCTGGTATGCGGCTCGCTGTCTATGGGCCGCAGATCGGGCGCGGCCGGGTAGACCAGGCGCCGCGAGGTGTTCAGCTCCACGCCGTAGCCATTGACGCGGGCGCGGCCTTCGCTGACGGTATACACCTGCTCGCCGGTCGGCAGGTCGGCGGCGGCGGCGACCGCCAGGCCGGACACCACGTAGGAGCCGCCCGAGCTGTCGCGGTCGTAGCGCGCCAGCGCCTGGGTGACGCCGTCCAGCTGCGGCGGCGGCTCCTTGGCGCGCAGCACGCCGTTTTCCACCTGGTAGACCGGGAAGAACTCGCCGGACTGGCCGTCGCCGGCGAAGCCCCACACCGCCTCCACCTTCAGCCGCGCGGCGCCCGCTTCCTGGTAGTTGCGCGCGCCTACCGCCGGGTCGCGCAGGCTGGGGTCTTCCAGCTCGGTCACCACCGACTCCTGCAGGTAGAGGCCCACGGCGACCACGCCGACGACGGGTATCGTCAGCTGCTTCGGCGCCACGCCGCGCACCGCGCCCTTCAGATAGACGGCGCCGGCCTCGCACACCGCCTGGCCGCTGTCGGCATGGACCACGACGCGGGCGTCGCGCACCACGTTGCCGTCGCGGAACATCGCGTCGGCCACGCCCTGGATGCGGGCGGACAGATTGGACTGGACTTCATTGAACTCGGCCGACTGCACCGCATAGCTGGCCCGGAACAGGTGGGCGTCGAAATGCTTGGCCGGATCGAAACGGTTGTAGTAACCGTCTGGCATGTTGGACATGGCGGCAATCCTTACAGGGAAATGACGTGTTCGAAGGTTTCGCGGGTGGCTGGCGAACGATGGATGGGGGTGATGCGCTCCAGCGCGACCAGGATGCCGGGCGAGGCGACCTGGTCCGGCGTGAAGTAGCGCTGGCCGGCCGGCAGATCGGGCTGGGTCTTGCTGCCGGCGAAGACGGCGACTTCGCGGATCACCGAGGCCGGCGCGTCGCCGAACTCGAAGGCGATGCGCAGCAGCAGATGGCGCGACGGATCGGCGGTGACGCGGTAGCGGCCGGTGGGGACGACGATGTCGCCGGCCGGGTCTTCGGCGACGAAGCGCACCTCGGTGATCAGGCGGCGGCCCACTTCCGACACCAGCGCCGTGGCGTCGATCGGTTCGGGAGCCGGCTTGTCGTCCCAGGCCGCCTGGCCGATGCCCCAGGCGAAATGCAGGGTCTGGGACGCCAGCGCGGCGGCCAGCGCGGCGCGACCGCTATGGGTCAGGGTTGCCATAAGCTTGTTTTCCTCAGGTGGTTAGGGTTTGGTGGGTGAAACACAAGTCGCCGCGCCAGCGCCGGTCGTCCCAGCGGCCGCGCCAGCCGTAATGGTCGGCGCGCGGGCCGAGGGCGGCGGTGTCGCCGGTGCTCAGGCGGTACGCCAGGCGCCAGCCGGTGGACGCCGCCAGCGGCCGGTCCGACCAGCGCAGGCCGCCGTCCATCCGGATCGTCCCGCGCCAGTCGATCCGGGCCGCATGCAGCGAGCGCCGGACGGTGCGCGCGCCCATCGCGTCGCCGCCGTCGGGCCGGACAGCCGCCAGGCCATGCACGGCCACCTCGACGGCCTCGATGACGAGATGCGCGCGTCCAGGGTCGAAGTCGGACAATCTGGATGCGGAGTCGGACCAGACGAAGCGCCCGGCCGCGGTTTCGGCCCAGCCGCCGAAGCGGGTGTTCGGCTCGCCCAGCAGCGTGTCGCCGGACAGCAGCAGCGCGGCGCGCGCGGTGCGCCGGTGCGGCGTCATCGGCAGCCAGCGGCCCCACGTCCTGTCGTCCCAGCCGCCGGCCCAGCGTGGCGACGGCGGATTGCCGGCCAGGATCACCGGGTTCCGCAAACCCGCCGCGTTGCCCAGGCCGATCAGGCGGCTGCGCATGATTGGATGGTTGAGCACCGGCGCGTCGCCGAAATGGGCGGTGCCGTAGCGCAGCAGGTCCGGATAAAGCGTGCGCGAGGTGTGCACGCGCCGCCGCCCCAGCCCGGTGGCCGCCGCCGGACAAGCTGCGGATAACAGCCGCTGCCGGCCGAAACTCAGCTGCACGCCATCGCGCCATACGCCGGAGTCGTCCGACAGGAAGGCCTCGGACCAGCGGTCGCCGCTGGACGCGTTCAGCACGCGGCGGTCGTAGCCGCCATACAGGCGCGCCAGGTGCGAGCGGGCCGGCGCGGCGAAACGGGCCAATTCCAGCACCGTCTGCAAAGCCTCGCCCGCCACCGGCGCGCCCAGCTCCAGCTGGAATTCGGCCCAGCGGCCGGCCGGCGCGGTGGCGTCCTCCACCTTGGCCGCGTACCCGGCCCAGGACAGCGCGGCCTCCACCGACCAGGGCGAGCCCTTGGCCCGATGCCATGCCGCCGACGCCTTGATCGCGCGCCGCTTGGCCGCGTCATCGGGCAGGTAGGCCCACAGCGGACCGACCACGTTGAATTGCTCGGCGAGCAGGGGCAGGACTTCGGCCGGCGCCTGGTCTATCAGGTAGATCAGCAGCGGCGACAGGTCGAAACCGGCGCTGCGCGCCGACAGCGCGTCGAAAGCCCGGCCGCGCGCGTCGCCCGCCAGCGGCGGCACCAGCAGCTCAGCCATCGCTCACCATCCTTCCCAGCGTGACCTCCACTGCCGCGCAACGCGGCCACTGCGACGCCGACAGCACCTGCTTGTCGGCCGGCTCCAGCACGCGCACGTCGTACAAGCCGTCGATGTCGTGCAGCGCGGTCTTGATCTGCGACGGCACGATGTCCCCGCCCAGCCGGCGGGCCAGGTTGGCCGCGTACCCCAGGCAGCGCTCCCTCGCCATCCCGCGCACCAGGTCCGGGATGCGGGTGCTCAATACATCGATTTCCAGCCTGATCGCGTAATCCACTACCTCGGCCGGGACCACTTCTATCCGGTCGTTGATCATGCGGGCCTTGTCATCCGCCAGCGCCGCCTGGACGCGGCGCAGGGTTTCCGCGGACGGCGCGCCATCCTTGCCCAGCACCACCACCCGCACCGTGCCGTCCGGGCGCGGCGAGATCACCCGCACGTCGGCCGCGTCGGCGGCCGCCGTCATCGCCGCCAGCCGGTAGCGGTTGGCCGACCCCCAGGAGTAGGCCTCGGGCGCCAGCCGGATGCGCTGGCGCAGACGCTCGTCGTCCTCCGCCTCGGCGCCGCCCCAAGGCTTCGTCACCCCGGCCACCGCCACCGGCACGCCGGGATCGTCCAGCAACAGATTCAGGTCGCCGGCCTGCGGCAGATTGCCGGCCTCGCCCGGCTCGATGGCCGCCACCTCGCACACCATCGCCTGCGGCTTGTCCGCCAGCGTCACCGCCAACGGCGCGATGGTCTGGAACTGCGCCGCGGCGCTGCCGCCGATGCGGGCGCCCGCGGGCAGGACCACCTGTTTCACGCCGCCCTCGGCATAGGCCGGAAAAGTCAGCGCCACCCGGGCCGTCGCCGCCTGCGCCGGCTGGCGCGCCACGCCCACCAGCTCGCCCAGGTAATCCAGCATCGGCGCGCGGGCGAAAGCCACCAGGTTCTGCCGCCCGGCGTCGTTGAAGGCCGCGCGCGCCAGGCTCTCGCGGTAGGCGAACAGGTCGATCAGCAGTTGCTCCACCTGGCCGGGATACAGCCGCTTGCCGGCCATGTCCTGATAAGCGGCGGCCATCTGGGCGGCGACGGTTTTGGGATTGTCGTCGATGAATTTGGGCAGGTCGGCGGCGGCGAGTCCGGGCTGGCGGTTGGCCAGCATTTCCGTCAACAGTTGCGCCATTTGCTTGGGGTATTGCTGCTGGCCGCCCAGTTTCAGATAGGCGTCGGCCATGGCGCTGGCGGCGGCGGCCGGATCGACCATGGGCAAGTCGGGAAAATCGGGAAGATTCAAGCTCATGGACGGGTCCTTGTCGGTTGGCTTGCAGCCTCGGTTCGGTTTCGCGGATCACGCCGCCGGCCAGCTTCCATTGCGCGCGCAGGCGCGCGCCGCCGGTTGCCGGAGCGGCGGCGGAATGCCGGCCACATCTATATCAACGTCATATTTACAGGCCGCCGCGGACCCGGCTTTTGAAGGAATTTAGGAAATCAGTTGAAGCGGGCGCGGATAAAGCGTGACTGCCTCCCGGCACGGCAGGCCCATGCCCCAGCGCAGCGCAGCCCCGCCGTCCAGCCGCGCCCGCTGCCAGGGCAGCACGGTGACGGTTTCGACGCCGCCGTGGGCCGCGCCCAGGCGCAGCGGTCCCTGCTGGCGCAGCTCGCGCCGCGCCTGCGGATAGACGCTGGCCACCTCGCCGCCGGCAGAAACGGCGGCGACAACCGGCAGCCGCTCGCGCAGTTCCACCCGCAGGTCCAGGCTCTCCAGCCGGGAACGGGCGTTGCGGTACTGGTCCAGCATCTGCCGCAGCGCCTGGTAGGTGGCTTCGCCCAGGCCGCGGCCGGACAAATCGAGATCGACCTTGAAATGAAAGGGCCGGCCCTGGTACTCGAACCACTCGCTGATCCGGCCATCCAGGCCCAGCGTGGCCAATACCCGCTGCAAGGCCCAGCGCGTGCCCTTGTAGCGGTGCAGTTCTATCGCCTGCTTGATCAGGTCGCGCCGCTGCGCCTCGCCGGCGGCCAGCTGCCAGCCCTCGTCGCCGGCCACGTGCAGCTGCTCGGCCAATAGCGGCAGCAGGGCCGCGTCCACTTGGTCCACCAGGTAGACCAGGAAAGGCGCCAGATCGATGCGCTGCAGGCGCCGGCTCAGCTCGGCCAACGGCGACAGCCGCCTGTCGCCGGCCAGCACATTGGGGGTGATGTCGGTCATCGGATAGCCTTGGGGAAGGCGCGCCGGCCGGGATGGCCGGGCGTGGGAAAGAGGAGAGGCCGGCGGCGCGCGGCCGCCGGCCGGGGATCAGGCGCCCCGGGAGAACAGCTTGAGAGAGGAACGCCAGAAACCGCCGGCATTGGCCGCATCGCCTGCCGGCGCGGCCAGCGCGTCCGGCGATTCGGCCAGCTGCCGCAGCCTGGCCAGCGCGTTCTCGGCCGCCACGCGGGCGGCATCGGCGTCGGCCGCCTGGCGCACCGCCTCCTTGCCCGCCAGGCGCAGCGCGCGGATCGCGTACAAGGCCTGGTCGCAGGCGGCGGCCTTGGCCAGGATGCCGTCGGCCGCGTCCTTGCCGCTCAAGCCCTTCGCCTCGGCCCAGGCCCGCACCGCCGGCGGCGCGTCGCCCTTGCAGCCGCCGTCCTTATAGGACTGGGCCTCGGCGGCGGCCTGCCGGTATTCCAGCGCGCGCAGCTCGCTGCCGACATACAGCTGGCTGGCGGCGTCGGCCGCGGCGTCGAGCCGGCCACAGGTTTCCAATCTGAATTGCTCCAGCTGCTGTTGCGCCAAAGCATCGTCTACAATCCAGGCCTCCCCATTCCAGGCATGCGACACGGACGGACGCAGCGGACGCAGCTCGCCATCGTAGGACAGCAAGTCGGCTACCATTTTCATCGAACAACCTCCCAGGTCAGCACGGCATTGACGCAATTGGCGAAGCTGATGGCCAGGCCGGCGTCGTAATCGGCCTGCAGCATGTTCTTGTGTCCCATCCCCATCAGGTGCTCGTCGCTGTTGACGCCGTCGACGTCGCCCAACTGATGCTCCAGTTGCAGCACCTGCCACATCGACTTGCCGGCGACGTGGTCGAACATGCCGGTGCAAACCGACGCCGTGGTATCGCCGACCACATTGCTTGAGGTGACAATGACCGAGTTCCCAGGCACCCAGCCCAAAGAAACGCCGACGGAGTAGGTAGCCGCGCTCCGATTCGGCGCCGCATACCAGTAGCCGGCGCCGGTCCAGCCGGCGGAGCCGTGCATGACGGAGGAAATGGCCGTGGCGTGCGGCGTGACGATGCCGGTGGAGATGCGGCCGGTTTTGACAAAGGGATCCAACGGCAGATAGACCACGCCGTTGCCGTTCATCGTCGCCGACCAGGCATCCTGGCCGCGGTTGATCACGCGCTGCACCGTCGGCGCGCTGCCGGCCGCGCCGGTGACGATGCGGGCCAGGCAGATATCCAGCGCCGTGGAGAAGAAGCCTCCTCCGCCAGCGGCGGCGGGATTGCCCTTCAGCGAGTCCGGCTTGGCATCGCTCAATGCGCCGCGTTGCACATACAACGACAGCGCGCCGCCAACGACTTGGCCGCGCAGATAGTATTCAGCATTGGCCTGCAATGCCGGGCTGGTCCAGGCCGCGGTGACGAAGGTCCGCATTCGGCCGCTCTGCCCCGCCACGACTTCCTGGGCCAGGCTCAGCGACACGCCGGCCGGCACCGACACGGTGCCGCCCTGCCCCGCCACTGCTGCCGCGACGACCGCCACGCGGTTGCTGTCCGCCGTCGACACCACCGGCGGCGGCAAGGCCGCCAACGGAAGCGCCAGGTCGGTGCCCAAGCCGAGATCGTCCACCGTCGCCGGATTGCTGCCGCCCACCACCTGTCCCCTGGCATTGACGGTGACGCTGCGGTAGGTGCCCGCCGCCACGCCGGTGTTGCCGGCAATCTGCGTGAAGGCCAGCGCGGTCGTGCCCAGCGCGATGGGCGACGGCGTGGTCAGCTGCCACAGCGACCCGCCGTTGGCCGCGCCCTGCTCCACCGCGACAAACAAGCCCGGCGTCACTTCCAGGCTGATGTTGGCGTCGGCGGCGCGCGCCCAGCTGCCCGTACCGGCCACATAGATACCGTTGTCGGCGCCGGCGGCCTGGTTCTTGACCAGCACCCGGTCGCCCAGCTGCAGCACCACGCCGTCCACCGTCTGCAGGCCGGCCAGCGCGATGGGGGCGGTAGTGGCGGCGCGGACCGACGGCTTGCCGTCCAGCTTGGCCAGCTCCTCGGCGATGCGTTGATCGACGCTGCCGCGGGTGGCCAGCACCACGCTCGGGTCCACCATCAGCGTCACCGCCGCGGCATTGGACACTTCCAGGATCATGCGCACGTAGAGCTGCTTGTTGGCGCCGTCGGCCAGCACCGGCTTGTAGCTTTCCGGAAATTTGCCCACCGCGAACAGCGCGCCGTCGGCGTCGAACACGCCCACTTCGCGGATGGTGAAGCCGCCCACCTGGTCGGGGATCACCAGCTCGGCGACGATCCAGTTAGGATTGGCCGGGTCGGTGGACAGGTGGTTGAGGCCGGCGCGCCAGGCCTCGCTCTTCAGCGCGGTCTGGCTTTCGGTCGGCGTGTAGTACGCGCCGTTGTCGCCCTCGCCCACCGCCATCTGGCTGAGCTTCAGCGGCGCGCCGCCGCTGGCGGCCGCGGCCAGCTTGGCCTTGCCGACGGCGGTGAGCAGGGTGAAGAAATCGTTGTTCATCATGGTCTCCAGTCAAACTGCGAATAAGATGGCGCGGCGGCTCAGAGCGGCGGGCTGGTCGGCCCGTGCGCGCCCATGTGGTTGTGGCCCACCAGGCTCTTGCCGCTGGCGGTGACGTCGCCGCTGACGCTGACGCTGCCGCTCACCGTGGCGCCGCCGCCGCCGGACACCGTCAGGCCGCCCTGGCCGGTGATCGCGCCCTGCACCGTCAACGTGCCGCTGATCTCGGTGGCCGGCGCGTCGATGCTGACCTTGCTTGCAGCCTTGATGGTGACGGTCTGGCCGCCGTCTATGGTGATGCTGGACGCCGCCCGGATCTGCACGTCGGCCTGAGTGTCCACCACCACGTGCTTGATCCCGCCGTTGACGGTCAGCTGGTTCTGCTTCCGGTCGTACTCCAGCACCGCGCCGTCGGCGAAGCGGCGCTGCCATTTCTCCTTGCTCACCACCGGCACCGCGTCGGCCTCGGAATAGATGGCGCCCAGCACCACGCCGTCCTCGCCGCGGGCGTCCATCAGCACCGCCACCTGCTCGCCAACGTCGGGCAACCAGTAGTCCTTGTCCTTCAGACTTTTGCGGCTGAGCACCGGCAGCCAGGCGGTCAGCAGCTGGCCCAGTTCCGGCAACCGCACCCGCACCCGCTGGGTGGCGGCGTCCTGTTCGGCCACGCTGCCGAATTTCAGCGTAGCCAGCGCGTCGGGCAGGGAAACATCGTTCATTTCTTCTCCTTGGCCGCGGCGGGCGCCGCGCGTTTCAGGTCCAGTTCGCAGATATAGCCTTCCTGCCGCGACAAGCGGTGGCGGGCGCGCTCGATCAGGTAGCGGCCGGACAGCTTGCCGAAGCCGGACAGCTCCACATTTCGGCCGGCGGCCAGCTGCGGCGAGCCGTCCACGGTGACGCTCATCTCGGTGCGCGCCAGCTGGCGGCGCTCCATCTCGGCCTTGGCCTGCAGTTCCGCCTGCTCGCGTCCGCCCGACTTGCGAGTGAGCTTGACCACGTCGGCGCTGCTGGCCTTGCCGCCGGGCGCGCGCGCGTCGGCCCCCACCCGCGCCGTCTGCAGCTTGCGCTTGTGCGGGTCGTGGTAGCTGACCTCCACCGCGCTGGGCACCTGCGACAACTGGTCGCGCGCGCGCCAGGCGATCAGGTCCGCCGGCGCGAACCGGCGCACGCTGGCCGACGCCACCAGCTCGGCGCGTTTCCAGAACACCAGCTTGCGGTTGTTGTCCATCACCTTGCAGACGTAGCCGTAGTGGCTGGACACCCGCTGCAGGAATTGCAGATCGGTTTCGTGGTACTGGGTCAGGCGCTCGATGGCGACGTCCTCGATCTTGCCCTCCAGCTTCATGCCGTGGCGCTTGGCGATCCTTTGCGCCAGCGCCTGCAGCGTCAGCTTGTCGTAGGCGCGGCCCTCCGGCGTGCGCAGCGGATGCTGGACGCCGGTGGCCAGCGCGCGGATATGGACCACCGACGGCGGCGCGCTGTAATCGACCTCGTCCACGTCGAAGCTGCCCAGTGCCACCAGCGCGGCGCCGCGGTAGCCCAGCTTGAAGTCCAGCGTCGCGCCCTTGTCCGGATACCAGCCGTTCAGCCAGCGGCCGTCGCAGTCTTCCAGCTCCACCTCCAGCTCGTCCGACTCGCCGGACAGGTGGTCGGTGTAGCTGATGTTGAGCGCGTACTGGGCGATGTCGGCGGTGATGGACTTGCCGTTGTAGCTGAGCTCGAACACCGGCGCCGCCACGTCCTGGATGCGGCTGTCGCTCATGCGCGCCTCCATGGCGGCAGCTCGTCCAGCGCGGCTTCGTCGCTGGCTTCAAGCAACGGAATGGCCAGCTGGGTGCCGGCCGGCAGCGTCTCGCTGATCGGCGCCTGCGGATTGGCGGCGATCAGCATCACCATCTGGCCGACGTCACCGTAGTAGCGCCAGGCGATCTGGTCCCAGCGCTCGCCTTCCTGGCAGGTATGCTTGAGAAACATGGTTCACTCCAGAATGCGGCGCAGCACCGCTTTGGCGGCCAACTTCGCCATTTCGATGTCGCGGGTCGGCCAGTTCTTGTCGATGTCGCGGACCACCGCCTCCGCCTTGCCCAGCTTGTCGGCGACGTTGTCCAGCGTGCAGCCCTGCATCGTTTCGGCCAGCGCGCCAAGCTGGCGGCCCATGGCCTGAAACTGCGGGATCAAGGGCTTAATGCTCTCAGCCAGCCGCGAATACGGCTGGATGAACTGGTTCAGTCGCTCCACGCTCTGGGCGATGCCCGGCACCGCGGTCTGCACATCCTTCAGCACGCTGGGCACCCGGCCCAGCGCCGACAGCGGATCGCGCCGCGCCAGGTCCTTCAGCTCGCGCACGTCGTTGACCACCTTGCGCGCCTGCACCGCCATGGTCTTGGCCTGGGACAGCGCCTTGCTCAGGCCGGACAGGTCCGGCTTGAAACCTGCGCCGGCCAGCGATTGCTGCAGCTTGGCCTGCGGCAGGCCGCTGACGCTGCCCAGCAGGCCGGGCTTGGGCGACGGCGCCGCCTGGCCGCGGAACTCGCGCAGCGACAGCTGCGCCTCCACCGCCAGCAGATTGCCGCTGCGGTCGCTCTGGCGGCCGGTGCTGGTCAGCTCGGTGATCACGAAATGGCCCTTGTGATCGCCGTTGCCCAATACCAGCGCCAGCGCCTGGTGCGCCTGGCGGGCGGCGTGCAGCCGCTGCAGCTCGGCGTCCGGCTGGCAGTAGGCGGCGTGCAGCACCAGGTCGATGCGGACCTCGTCCAGACGGTCGCCGACGAACTGCAGCACCGGTTTGCCGCCTATCCGCGCGTGCTCGGCGTAATCGCTGCCGCCGCGCTGCTCCAGGCCGTCGAAATAACTGATCAGGTCGAACTCGATGTCACCCAGTACCGCGTACATCGTTTGCTCCTTTCCTCATGGATGCGTCTCCTCAGCCTCGGGCCGCGTAGCTGCGCCGCTGCCGGTCGGCCTCGTAGCGCTTCATCATTCGCTCGAACTCGGCGAAGGACAGCTGCATCGCCTGCTGCGCCTGCTGCTTGACCCCGGCGGCCGAAGCGCCATTGACGGTGATTTGCGGCGAGAAGGTGATGTTGAAGGCTGCGGCGGGGCCGGCTGGCTTGGCCGCGGCCTTGCTGGCCGCCTGCTGGATGCGCTGCAGCTGCTGCGCCTGCTGCGCCTGGGCGGCCGGCTTGGCCGCAGGCTTGGGCACGGCTTTGGCCTGAGCCGCCGGCTTGGGAACGGCCACCGGCTTCGGCGGCGTCACCGGCTTGGGCACCCCCGCCGGTTTCGGCGCCGCGCTCGGCTTGCCTGCCCAGTTGCCTATCTTCTCGCCCAGCCATTCGCCGCCTTTTTGCCCCAGCCAGCTGCCCACCTGCCGGCCGACAAAGGTGCCGACGCCGGGCAACAGCATGGTGCCGATGGCGGCCCCGGCCGCGCCGCCGGCCAAGGCCCCGGCGGTGCCGCCCAAGGTCTTGCCGTAGGCGGCCGCCTTGGCTTGCGGGCTCAGATTCGACTGGCTGGTGGACAGCAGGTCCATGCCCACGCCCAGCAGATCGGCCTTGCCGATCAAGCTCTTCAGGCCCTTGCCGCCCTTGCCCAGCGCCTGCAGCCCGGTCTTCAGCAAGCCGCCGCCGGACTTGCCCGGCTTCAATCCGGACAAGGCGTTCTTGCCCTTGTCCAACAGACCGCGCGCGTTCTTCAGCGCATTGCCGGGTTTGGCCGGCAGCTTGGCTGCCGGCTTAGGCTTGGGCACCGGTTTGGCGGCGGCCTTTGGCTTGGCGGGAGATTCGGCCTTGGCCTTGGATGGAGGCCTGGCAGCGGCTCCGCTCTTAGGCGCCGTCTTGGTCGCCGTTTTCGCTGCCGTTTTCGGCGCAGGCTTGGCAGCGGGCCGTTTTTTCCCCTTCCCGCCCTTGCCGCCGGCTTGGGATCCGCCGTCGGCCTCGTCGCCGCCCAGCAGGGTGCCGGCGGCGGCCATCGTTTTCTGGAAGACATTGCCCGACGCGCCGGCGTAGGCGCGCAAAGCCTTGCCCGCCATCCCGCCGGCCTTGGACACGGTCTTGCCCAGCTCCTCCAGTTGCCCCAGGCCGCCCAATATCGAATCGACGCTGGGCAGCACGCCGCCCAGCTTGGCGTTGAGCTTGCCATGCACGTAATCCAGCGCTTCGCGGCCCTCGCCTTTCGACAGCGCGGCGCGCAGCTTGCCGCTGGCGTCGGCGATCACCGCGCCGCCGCGCTTGGCGTAGTCGGCGGCGCCGGTCAGGCTCTTGCCGGCGTTGCCCGGCTTGAGATCCGACCATTTGACGCCGTCCAGACTGCGCAGCGTCACGCCGGCCAGCTGACCCGTCTTGGACACCACCTGGCCCACCGTCTCGGCGGTCTTGAGGCCGCCCAGGATTTTTTCGACGCTGGGCAATTTGCCGCCCAAGGCCTGGTCCAGCTTGCCGTGAACGAAGTCCAGCGCTTCTCGGCCCTCGCCCTTGGACAGCGCGGCATGCAGCCTGCCGCTGGCGTCGGCGATCACCGCGCCGCCGCGCTTGGCGTAGTCGGCGGCGCCGGTCAGGCTCTTACCGGCGTTGCCTGGCTTGAGATCCGACCATTTGACGCCGTCCAGGCTGCGCAGCGTGACGCCGGCCAGTTGACCCGTCTTGGACACCACCTGGCCCACCGTCTCGGCGGTCTTGAGGCCACCCAGGATCTTGTCGACGCTGGGCAGCTTGCCGCCCAAGGCCTTGTCCAGCTTGCCGTGGACGAAGTCCAGCGCTTCGCGGCCCTCGCCTTTCGACAGCGCGGCGCGCAGCTTGCCGCTGGCGTCGGCGATCACCGCGCCGCCGCGCTTGGCGTAGTCGGCGGCGCCGGTCAGGCTCTTGCCCGCGTTGCCCGGCTTCAGATCCGACCATTTGACGCCGTCCAGGCTGCGCAGCGTCACGCCGGCCAGTTGACCCGTCTTGGACACCACCTGGCCCACCGTCTCGGCGGTCTTGAGGCCACCCAGGATCTTGTCGACGCTGGGCAGCTTGCCGCCCAAGGCCTTGTCCAGCTTGCCGTGGACGAAGTCCAGCGCTTCGCGGCCCTCGCCCTTGGACAGCGCGGCATGCAGCCTGCCGCTGGCATCGGCGATCACCGCCCCGCCGCGCTTGGCGTAGTCGGCGGCGCCGGTCAGGCTCTTGCCCGCGTTACCCGGCTTGAGATCCGACCATTTGACGCCGTCCAGGCTGCGCAGCGTCACGCCGGCCAGTTGACCCGTCTTGGACACCACCTGGCCCACCGTCTCGGCGGTCTTGAGGCCGTCCAGAATTTTTTCGACGCTGGGCAGCCTGCCGCCCAGCGCCTTGTCCAGCTTGCCGTGGACAAAATCCAGCGTCTTGCGCCCTTGGCCCGTCGACAACGCGGCATGCGCTTTGCCGCTGGCGTTAGCGACGGCGGCGCCTGCCTTTTGGGCGAAATCGGCGACGCGGATCAGTTCCTGCCGGGTCGGCAGCCGGAGTTTGCCAAGGGAGAGATCGATGCTGGGCCAGCGCCAGCCGGAGGGAGAGGAAGATGGAGAAGAGACAGAAGAGCGTTTGGCGGGGGCGTCGCCGGCGTCATTGCCGCCGCTCCGATTGCCGCTCTTGCTCCCTGTCCCCTGGCCGCCGCGCGCGCCGGAACGGGGCTCGCCCGCCGGCGGCAGATTGCGCTCGGCCTTGTCCTGGTCGCGGCGCTGGCTCTCCAGCTTCTGCTCGACCATGCGGATGGACGCGCTCAGCCGGACAGAGGCCATGACCTCGATCCGGCTTTGCTGGATGCGCAGCGTCGACTGCAGCGCGCCGCCCGGCGCGATGCTCAGCGCCCAGCCGCGGCGCAGGCTGGCCTGCCACGCGTCGTGCTGGCGGGTCAGCCGGCCCAGCGTGGCCTCCAGCTGGCGGTGCTGGCGCTCCAGCCGCGCCAGGTCCAGGCCGGCATAGGCCCGGCGGGTGCGTTCGACGTTTCCGGCCAGATCCTTCTGCGCGTCGGACAGGCGCAGGCTGCACTTGCGCAGATCGTCCATCGCGGAACGCGCGGAGCGGAAGGCATTGTCGAACACCCCGGACAGCGTCGCGCCCACCTTAAGGCCGATGAAAAACTCGCTTACCATGGTGATTGCCTGTGTTTGGGGAATGAAAAGGGGCGATCGGCCCCGTCCCGGCGGGCGGGAGGCGGCCGATCAGGAAAGATTCGGGCTGGAAACGGCTGGGCAGCCGCCTTACATGGCGTCCAGCAATTGCTGCTGGCGTTCGTTGCGGCGCTGGACCTCGCGCTCGGCGACTTCGCACCAGAACCAGTAGTCGTCCATCGCCAGCGCGTCGATCTCCGACGGCGGCAAGTTCAGCACCGTCAGCAAGACCTCGTCGAACGACTTAAGCGTTGTCGGATCCGCCCACCATTTCGCGAAAGCTGTCGGCCAGCGCGCGGCTGTCGGCGATGTCCAGCTGGTCGATGTCTTCCAGCGTCAGGCCGGTCATGCGGGCGAACAGGAAGTCTTCCTGGTCGGCGTCGTCCTGGCTGTGATGGCTGGCGGCCTTCAGGTCGGCGCGCTTCAGTCGCGCCACTTCCAGCGTGTCGATGCGTTGGCCGGCGGCGTTGGTGAACGGGTATTTCAGCTTGATCTGCATGATCGCTCCTTGAAGCGGGTTGGGATGCCGTCATTTTCCGGCAGCCGGCATCCGGGGTATGCGAAAGCGCTTTAGGGATTTGCTTTAAGAGCCTGCTGGCAGGATCGGAAAAAGATCGTGAACCGGCGCCAAAGACGGCCGGCGGGGTCGGGAGGCGTCCTCCCCGCCAGCCGCGCCCAGTCGCCCGCGGACCTGGTCCGCGGGACAGCCGGGATTAGCCGCCGATGTTCTGGCGATACAGCTCCAGCATGTCGTTGCCGCCTACGCGGAAGATGTTGGCCATGTAGTCCAGCTCCAGGATGTCCTCGCCGTCCACCACTTGCTTGACGTAGGTGGCGGTGAAGGCGGAGCTGAAGTCGGCGTTTTCATGCTGCTTGAAGGTGCCCAGCGGGTTCTTCTTGAACATCACGGTCAGGAAGGTGACCAGGCTCACCTGCTGCAGGCGGCCTTGCGAGCCGTAGGTCTCGATGCTGGAGCGGGCTTGCAGCTGCACCGCCTGGAACGGGTTGGCGATGATCTTGGCCACGTCCTTGTACAGCGAGTTCCACTTGATCTCGCCTTCCAGCTTCTCGAAGCCGGCCGGCAGCTCGATCTTGCCGACCATGCCCAGCGCCTTGTGCTCCTGCATGATGGCCGACACGTCCGGCAGCTTGATCTCCTCGGCGCGGCCCAGCAGGGAGTTGCCGTTGATGTAGATGTTGGCGTTGGTGATGCGGTTGATTTCAATCTTGCCGGCCATGATTAATTGCCTCCTTTCAGGCTGAGCAGGTATTCCGAGGTGATCTCGGTTTCAAAGGTCAGGCGTTCCAGCGGCGGAGCCACGGTGTACTTGTAGCTGATCAGCAGGTGGCCGGCGGACAGCTCGGTGGCCGGGTTGCGGGCCGGGTCGAACCAGGCTTTGAAGCCCAGCAGCGCGCCGTCGCCGATCAGTTTGCGGCCGTAGCCGTTCACCGATTCCACCAGCGCGTCGATGGTGGCCTGGTTCAGCGGCATGTCGATGAACTGCTGGCTGAAGTAGCGGATCGACTCATTGATCACGTCGCCGGTGCGGCGCACGTTCTCGAAGTTGCGCATGTGGCTGACCGCCGGCCAGGCCGCGGTGCGGTTGCCCCACAGGCGGAAACCGGAGCCGTAGCTGTTGAACACGGTGGTGATGCCCCTCTCGTTGAGCTGATTCACCTCGCAGTTCGGGTCGTCGATCATCGCGGTCAACTGGCGCTCGACGCCGACCACGCCGGCCAGCTCCTGGTTGGAGCTGGACCACCAGAAGCCCTTGTCGTTGTCCACCTTGGCGCGCAGGCCGGCGGCGCGGGACGACAGCGGCTCGTAGCGCAGGCCGCCGTTGCCGTCGGCCACCATCACGTGCGGGTAGCACAGGCGGACGCGGTCGCTGGAGGTGTTGAAGTTGATGGTGCCCGCCGGACCGCGTCCGGCCAGCGCGTCGGCGAAGGCGGTGCCGATCGGCGCGTCGACGTAGGCGATGGCGTCCAGCTTGTCGGCCATCGCCGCCATTTCCGCGGCCACGGTGTTCTGGGTGCAGAAGCCGGGGGCGATCAGCAGCTTGGCGAAGAAGCCGAACTTGTTGTAGGTGTCCTGCAGCGCCTTGAGGCCGGTGCGGTTGCCGGCGGCGTTGGCGGCTGCGCCGATGATGTCGGCGGCGGTCACCTTGGACGGATCGGCGTAGTCGTAACTCACCTTCAGGTTGGCGCCGGCGGCGATTTTGCCCGTCTTCAAGCGGGTGATCTTGCCGTAACTTGCGTCCAGCGCGTAGTCCTGGCCGGCAACATGAGTCGTGGCGCCGTCGGCGCTCTTGACCACCGCATTGGCCACCGCCGGATACTTCAGGCGCACGGAGTCGGTGGCCGGGTCCAGGGTCACGGCCTCGTCCGTGATCGTAGACTTATGCGCAACCGGGTCCAGCACATTGATCACCACCACGGTGCCGGCGCCGTGATCGTAGATCGCGGTCAGCGCCTGCGGAATGGTGAAGCCGGGCAGCTGCGGGCCGAAGGCCGCCGCGTCCTTTTCCGACAGGGTCAGCGTGGTCGCGTTGACCGGGCCGGCCGGCGCGGTGCCGATCAGGCCGATCACCGCTGACTTGACGGTGCGCACCGGGCGCGGGCCGCGTTCGACTTCGATCGTTTCAACGCCATGCAGATAGTTTGCCGCCATGCTTACTCTCCTTGTTCAGCGGTATGGGAAGGGATGGTTGCGCCCGCGGACTGCGCGCTCAGGTAGCCCAGCGCCACCAGGGTGCGGGTGTAGCTGTGTTCTTCCGGCATCTCCACTTCCTTGCCGGGAAACAGCATGATTTCCTGGCCGTCGCCCAGGGTGACGCCGCTGATCGGACCGGAATACAGATACTTCATAGTTGCTCCTCGTTTGAGACTGCGTTAAGCATGATCACGGGCTCCGGGTCGGCCTCCGTCACTTGCAAGGTGTCGGTGGCCAGCGCGATGGCGTAGCGCGCCACCCCATCGCGGTAACCCAGAAAGGTTTCCGACAGCAGCCACGCCGGCTGGCAGTCTGGCAGGGCGAAGCCGAGGCAGGCCCGCCGTATCGCGTCCAGCGCGTCGCAATCCCCCAGGCCGGCATCGCGCTGGTTCAGCAACACCGTGATCGCCAGCTGCAGCGTGCGCACCTGGCCGTAGCCGTCGCGCAGCGGGCCGAACTGGCTGCCGCGCAGGCACAGCAGGGCCGCGCCCTGCGGATGCGCCAGCGGATAGTCGTCCTCGGCGCCGGCGAAATACTCGACGGTCAGTTGCGGCGCCGCGCCGCGCAAACGCGCCAACAGCGCGCCGACAATCTGGGAAGTGCTTGCCACAGCGGAACTCCAAGCAGAGGGGAAAAGAGACGCGCGGAGACCGCGCTCGGACTGCCGGCCAGCGGGAGTCGCTTGCCGGATGTGGCGAAGAATGCAGCAGGGAGGGGGTGGGTTTCTTGTAGCCGCTGTTAGTAAATGCGGCACTGACATCGCGCTGACACCGGTCATCCGGCTCGCGCGGGGAGGAAATGGAACAATGGCATCCATCAGAACAACCTCAACGCGGGAGCGCGCATGCAGGCACCACTTCGCAGCAAGGGACCGGAACTGCTGGCAGACCTGACCGACCACATCACGGCGGCGCTGCGCCAGCTGGCGAACACCGAGGACAGGCAGGCGGAAAAGATCGCCCGCGAGATCACCCGGCGCATGGCCCTGCACTGGGGCGGCCAGAACGTCTATTTCCCGCTGGGCAAGAGCAGCAAGTCGGCCGAGCGCGACCGCCAGATCCTGGCCGAATTCAACGGCGCCAACCACGCCTCGCTGGCGCAGAAGCACGGCATCTCGGTGCAGTGGGTCTACAAGATCATCAAGAACGCGCGCAGCGCGTCCTGACGCCGACTCTCTCCAAGCGCTGACTCCGTTCGATTGACAAAAGCGGGATCGGCCGACACAGTAAGCTCACGCCATAGCACCGGCGCAACTATCAAAATAAACAAAGAGCATCAGGAGAGATTCATCATGAAAACCCGACACAGTCTGCTGCTGTGCACCTTGGTGGCAGGCGTCGCCGCGTGCAACAAACCCGCCAGCCAGGCGCCGCAACCGGAACAGGCCGCCGCCGGCTCCGCGGTGGTCAAGATCGGCACCGCCAACCCGCTGACCGGCCCCTTCGCCCACTGGGGGCGCGACGCCGACAACGGCGTCAAGCTGGCGGTGCAGGAAGCCAACGCCGAAAAACTGACGCTGGACGGCAAGCCGGTCACCTTCGAAGTGGTGTCGGAAGACGATCAGGCCGATCCCAAGGTCGCTACCCAGGTGGCCCAGCGCATGGTGGACGCCAAGGTGGCCGGCATCGTCGGCCACCTGACTTCCGGCGCCGCCATCCCCGCCTCCCGCATCTACGCCGACGCCGGCATCCCTATGATCTCCGGCTCGGTCACCAGCCCGTCGTTCACCCAGCAGGGCTACCGCAACACCTTCCGCCTGATCGCCAACGACCTGCAGCAGGGCCAGGCGCTGGCCAAGTACGCGGTGGACAAGCTGGGGGCGAAGCGCGTCGCCGTCATCGACGACCGCACCACCTACGGCCAAGGCCTGGCCGACGACTTCGCCAAGTCCGCTGAACAGGCCGGCGCCAAGGTGGTGAAGCGCGAATTCACCACCAACACGGCCACCGACTTCATGGCGGTGCTCACCTCGATCAAGGGCGAGAAGCCCGATCTGCTGTTCTACGGCGGCATGGACGCCCAAGCGGGTCCGATGGTCAAGCAGATGGCCAAGCTCGGCATCAAGGCCGCCTTCATGGGCGCCGACGGCGTCAACACGCCGGAATTCGCCAAGCTGGGCGGCGACAACGCCGAAGGCAGCTACGCCTCCAGCGCCGGCGCGCCCAAGGAAAAGCTGCCTGGCTACGGCGAATTCAGCCAGAAGTACAAGCAGCAGTTCCAGTCCGACATCCAGGCCTACGCGCCGTACACCTACGACGCCGCCAAGGTGCTGATCGCCGCAATGAAGCGCGCCGGCTCGGCCGAACCGGCCAAGTATCTGCCGGAAATCGCCAAGACTGACTACCAGGGCGTCACCGGCCCGGTGAAGTTCGACGCCAAGGGCGATATCCAGCAGGCGACGGTATCGCTGTATCAGCTGAAGCAAGGCAAGTGGGTGGGACTGTAA